GTTTGTAAGTTCACCAAAGGTAGTACCTGCGTCTTTTAAAAATATATCACCACCATCTGCATCAAGAATAATGTCTCCTGCACTATCTAGAGTAAGATCACCACTTGATAAATCTATTTCAGTACCATCTATAGTTATATTGTCTACTACCACACCTGCGTTTGCAGTTACAACACCACCTACTGCTAAGGTAGAAGCCATATCTACAGCTCCGTCTATATCTACTACATCTAAATTAGTTGTGCCGTCTACATCTATATCGCCAGATATGTCTAGTGCAGTACCAATAAGAGTTTGTGAAAAAGTGACTTGTCCGTTAGAGGCTATAGTCATAGCGTCTACATCTGAGGCAGAGCCTATAGTTTTGCCATCGCCTATAATTAAATCATCAGTAAGTGTAACTATACCTGTGACTCCTAATGTACCGCCTACCGTTGCGTCATCTGTTACGGTTAAATCATCTTGTACTTTAAGATCTACAACATTTAAACTTGCAAAAGCATCTACTACAGCTGCGCCAGAACCTGCTCCATCTGAATATACAGCTTTTACATCACCTGCTGGTATGGTGACGTTTGCACCAGATCCTTGTGAAATAATGATGTTTTGTGAGCCAGAAGTACCGTTTTCAATAAACCATAGTTTAGATACGGTGTTTGGTCCTATAGTTATAGTACAAGCTGAATCGAGAGTACCTGTATATTTTAAATACAGAGATCTGCCCGGATCAGTAGAGCCGTCTGCAATAGTGGTTGTGTGAGTATCTGCGTTGGTTGTTATAGCCTCGGTACCAAAGCTAAAAGCCTCAGCGATCAGCTCTAAATTAGTGTTGGTCGAAGTCCCCCAAGTACCTGACTCATCACCAGTGGCTATCTCTTTTAATCTTAAATCATTTACATACGTTGCCATTTTTTAAGCTACCTCTTCCCAATCTGGGGTTTGTGTTTCATTAATTTCAGCAAAGGATGAACTTTGGTCATCATCAATATTAGCATAATTTTGTGTTTGTGTTTCATTTATTGCAGTAAAACTAGAGGTTTGTGTATCTGTAATATCAGAGTAACCTCTTGTTTGAGACTCATCTACAAGCCCCCAAACGTTTACATTAAAAGTGCTACCTATAGCTTCAACACCTACTGGAAATACTGTAGCCCCTAATCCAATAGTTACACTACCAACTGATCCAGTAACAGCGACACCATCAATACCAAACTTAACGGCATTATGTGTCGTTACAGATCCAACTGCACCTGTAGCTGCAACCCCATTAATTACAACATTAGCTTCACCATCTACATCAACTAAAACTCCACCAAGCGATCCGACTGCACCAGTAGCGTTCGCAACAGCATTACCATTTACCCCAACTCCCCCGATAGCAGAGGTTCCTACTAAACCTGTAACGCTAACATTTGCTTTTGCAATAAGAGTAGGAGTACCAAGAGCACTTGTCCCTACTTGACCAGAAGGTATGACATTTGCTTTTGCAATTGTTGATATGGTGCCAAGTGCAGAAGTAGAGGATAGACCACTAATTGATACATTTGCCTCTGCGTCAACTGCAACTGTGCCTAATGCAGAAGTTGCTACTTGAGAAGATGGAGATATGTTGGCTTTTGCTACAACTGAAACAGTACCAAGCGCACTTGTAGCTGCTACGCCTGTTAGGGTAACTGGTATAGGTTCACTCCAAGGCCCTTGTCCCCAGGTGCCTCGACCCCAGCCAGTTACATTAGCCATAAGGCTAAGCTATTCTAATAATCGCTGTACTTGCTGCTGCTGCTGGAAAAACTACTGTAAAGTCACCAGCCGTAGATGTTTTGTCACCACCAAAATCAATAGTAGCAACAGATTTATTGCTGTCTGTTGAATTATAAATCATGCAACCCCTTGCAGTAACTGTTGCAGTACCAAAGGTTAAATCTGCAAAATCTGTAAATCCAGTAGTACCACTTGATGTTGGATCTACTCTTGTTAAGTTATTACCGCCAGATGTATAGTTAGTACCGGAAGCTTGCCCAGTAGTAGTAAATGCTGTAGTTGTTGCACCTAAAGTAGCTGAACTTGTGTATAACGCTAGCTTAAAGGTATCACCACCTGAATTTTTAAAATTGTGCACAGCTTCAAGCAATTCTTTTTTGAAACTTGTGGTTAAAGTAGAGCTTATAGCCATATCAAATACCTCTAATAATTTTTGCTAATTCTTCCTCTCCGCCACCGATTAAATCTTGTATTAAAGAGGCTTTATAAGATTTTAACGCATTTTTTATATAAATCAAACACACTTGATATATGGCATCTTTGTAAGCTCTTGCTTGCTCTCTTATATGCGGCTCTTGATCTTCTGAATAACTAACTATCTTCTCTGTAAGTCTTTCAGCCCAAAATTCAGGAGGATGACCACCAAAACTTGTTGTTTTTGCCTCTATAATGCCTAGTTCGGGCATACCTGCTGGGGTTATTTCGTCTACCATTCGTTTGGCTCCGGTGGCTTAAGATGCGAGTCATTTCTATCAACTAAAACAGGTTTTTGTTCTTTTTTAGTGATTTCTATTTCACTTAAGTTCTTAACATTTAATCCAGATTTATCCTCAAAAACAATTAAAGGATCGGATAACCTGTGGTAACCGTATAGTTTTTGTGGGGCAGGCACGTCGGTATCTAATAAAGTTGATGATGCTGCAACCTCTATTTGCATACCTGCATCAATACATTTTGATAACCAAAACTCTACACACCCTCTTCCTGCCTCTGCAAAATGTAAATTTCCTTTGTACGAAAAATCAACACCAAACATTTTAATATTCTTTACTTCATTCCAGTATGCAAATGCTATGGCGTAAGCTACAGTATTATTTAAGTAATGACAGTTGGTGTCTCTTACGACTTCATGAACAGGATAATCTACTAAACCAGGACATCTCTCGTCTAATTCGCAAGTATAAATTGGCCCTTCGTGGTTTAGTAACATTTCGACCATACTGCTTGTTTGACCGCCGGCATCATCTGATTCTAAAAATCTAGACGCAGGATCCATCATAAATACCCTATCGTGATATATTACGCTGCCTACAGCATTAATTGCCCAAACTTCATCAAAATGTGTACCGTGTGATTTAGCTAGATTATAATCAATCCAACTTTTCCCCATACCGACTATGGCTATAGTCGCCCCTTTCAAGCTCTCGATTTTTTCCATAATGTTTTACGATACCGAAGTCCTCAAAGAGTCATATCGGTATTCATCTCTTCTACCTCTTGCTTCTGCTCTGTTTTTCAATCTGTTAACAGATGAAGCAAATCTTTGCTCATAAGCTTGTAGAAGATCTTGTTCCCCCTTCATAAATATATAAGCTTCAATTAAACTACCGTACAACAGAGCATTCCTAGCATTATTAGATAGCCAGGTTCCTGTTGTATCAGTAACCAGTGAATTAGGTTTGTAAAGATAATGCAACTCTACTGTGTAATTAGCATCTGGTACGGGACTTACAATAATAGTAGATCCATTGTTAGACGCTGTAGAGAGCTCTTTATCAAAATCAGCGTAATACTTTGGTAGACCCCTTAGCGTTGAATCTGTGGGGTCTACGCTGTATTCACGCATAAAAGATGGATGTTTCTTGTCTAAGTAATGATAGTCGCCGTTGCCATCTACAACAGCTAATGAAAAACTTAGTTGATAATCTGTTGGAGTTGTTAAATACGTATTACCAGTTGTTAGTGATCCAGTTACGTTTTTTCTAAAATAATCAAACTGCACCAAATCAAATATTCTATTTTCTGCATTTTTAATAAAATCATCTAAACTGTTTACAAATGTAGTTTCAGTATTTTCTGTATAATTTTGTATTAATGTTTTTAACTCTGCTAATGTCATGATATTTGTATTGTAACCGTCCCTAATCCTCCTGTCATTTCACTTACGCTAAAGTTAGTGCCCAAAGTTGCTGGGTTCATAGTATTGTATCTAGTAATATCATTATTGACTACTACAACAAAACCCTCGCCAACTTCATGATCATTATTAGGCCTAGGCTTATAAAGAGCTTCTGGATCAGCGGTTGCCGTTAGTGGCTCTAATTGTGGGTGTTTTGGCTCATAACAACTATTACAAGTTTTTAATCCGTTCCATTCTTCTTTAAGGTCTAATAACTTATATTCAAAACCACATCTATCACATAAAGCTTTTGCAAATTTGCCAGTTGCGTACGCCATTAAAGAACTCTTAGTCTTGGCCTTACTTTAAATGAAGCTCTATCTTCATCTTGGTCTGCTGCTCTCCTAAATTCTTCTTCATACAAAGATTTAAGTTGTGGAGTAAGTTGTGGTGCTCTTTTTTGTGATATGTAATAAGCTAACCCTGCTACAAAACAAGGAAAAAATCTAAATGGCATATCCATAGTATTTGTTGCTGCATCTG